TAGTCAGTTCTTGTTGGTGGCCAATCCCCGAATTGCACGGAGGACAGAAGGTTACAAAGCTCCCGTTATACTAACTTAACTAATCGGCCTTTAAACTTTGGTGTGATGTTGGGTTTCGATCCCGATCTCTACGTTTCACAGACGTAAGTGCTAACCATTACACTACCCTCACCACTGAAATTATCTTCTCTAGCCACTCAACAAATCCTCGTAACCAACGAAGGAGGAAATTGGCCCCGTATCAATGGAGCGGCTAGAGAAAAGCACTCGTTAGAGTGCGCATTCTTCATTGAAACGTAATATAACACGAAGATTTGATTTTGTCAAGTCCCTTCTTCGTTTTCAATCTCTGTTTCTGTGTATTCTACTTCCAAAGGCTCTTGATTGGCAAAGCGCTCATCAATGTTGTCGAAATCAAGCAATGGCCCTGTGTCTTCATCAACTGTAGTACCCATCCCTTTTGATCCACGAATCCTAATCTCTGCCACTTTACGGGCAATCTCATCTTTGTTCTTTTGTTCTGCCATTGTAGAAAGATGACGCAATACATTACTAGCAGCACTCTCCTTCGTCTTAGGATCAGCGTTCTTATCTTCCATTACTTTTACCAGTGTATCTACAATCTGATCAAACTGAGAAGAGTGAGAGAAGGCTTCATTCAAGCGTACAGTGTATTTGCAAGCAAGCGGAGCTACAACTACTTCAAAAGGTTCGTCTTCTTTACCCAGCAGTTTCAGAATATTGTTGTCGTTTTTGGTTTTCATTGTTTCTCCTTATTTAGTTACCACCAACACCCTTGTACGCACGAATAACAGTTTTCACAATTTCAGCACGTTGAATTTCTTCAATGTCGAATTCATGATAACCAACATCGTCATATTTCTTGTACACTTCTCCATCTTGGAAGATGAAGAATCGTTGCAGGGCGTCAGCAAGCGCATTTCGATCTTTGCCAGTAGAGTAGAGTTGATTGGAGCAACCTGCAATCACTACTTTAGTATCCAAACCAGTACGTTCAAGCAGAAGCTTCAAGATCATTGGTTGCAACTGCTGTGCTTCATCGATCAACACCAAACTATTACTAATCGTGCTACCCAACATGTAGTTAGGAATCTTGAAATGAATGCGATTACCCAAATCAGCTTCTACACGGCTCTTACCAAGAAACTGTTCCAAGATTTCACGAGCACTTGCGAAATGCACAGCAACTTTGTCACCATATCCGTTAGGTAAAAATCCAATCTTGTCATTACCAATTTCAACAGGGGTGCGAACAATCACGATTTCTTTGTACGGGTCAGCAATATATTCCTTGCAGAAGTGGAAAAGCGTAGCTGATGTCTTGCCCGTACCGGCTTCGCTGTCACAAAACGTTAGTGTGTTTTCCCTGATTTTGTTGATTAGAGTCTTCTGTGAATCTGTAGGTGTAAAACTTTGAAGTAATCGAGTAGTGCATTGTTCATTCAACTTCGGTTTTACGTGTGGTGGAATAGCATCTTCCATCTTTTTCTTGCGAGTAAGGCGTTTTGCATTGTTACTCATCTTTGTTTCCTTCACAGAAAATTACATTAAATTACAAATCGTTGCGATTCAACCACTCCACATGCCTAAATTATGAGCAAATGTTACAAGAGATGCACCGCCTCTAAACTTTCCTAAGACAGACTCTTGAACAGAGAGTGTTGTACCATTCTCTGAATATGCCCAAATTGAATTAGTGGAAGCAGGGACAGTGTAGACATTATTGACTGTCACATCAAGAATATCACCAGACTTCAGTGTAGGAGACGTTGCATTGTCCTGAATGTAGACAGCGTTGCTGCCTTTGTTTGTAATTTTGATCTGAGTACCAACAGCTATACCTGTGGACACGTTAAGATTGACCCATGTTTGTTTGGGAATAAGTACATCTGGAATTGTAGTAGGCATTGATTATTTTCATTGTTTGTGCTACATTATAATTAGGTGCTCCGTAACCCCATTTGTGCTACAACACAGATATTCCTATCTGCAAGCCGGTGATATTCCGAAGACTTTAGTGAGCGTCCTCACATTTCTTTAACGGCCTCTAAGGGCAATTGGTGGAAGAATGAAGGTACAGCGCTGTTCTGTGTACGATGAGGGTCTTCCGTTGATTGGAGAATCGCCGGAGGCTCGAACTCCGAAACCTAGGATGGAAGCCTAGAATTTTACCTATTAAATTAGCAATTCATTGTTTGGCTGATTTCCAAGGTATCGAACCTTGTCCACGAGGGTTTGGAGTCCTGTGTGCTTCCTAAGCTGAAACCAATTGATATGGATGCGGTCGCCAGAGTCGAACTGGACTGAAAGCTTATGAGACTTTCGTGCTACCTTTACACTACCCCGCATTTGAAACTATTTGAACCTTGTAGTCAGTTCTTGTTGGTGGCCAATCCCCGAATTGCACGGAGGACAGAAGGTTACAAAGCTCCCGTTATACTAACTTAACTAATCGGCCTTTAAACTTTGGTGTGATGTTGGGTTTCGATC